CTTTTTCTTAGGAATTAACCCAGGTTCCAAAATTCCTGGATGCGTTAGACGAGTACCATAAATTTCAACAGAACGATAAAATTTCAATACAGGATTAACCTCTGACCACTGTGCCACTTGAGGTTCTGCAGGTTCTTCTTCGGGAGCAATTTCTGCTTGAGATTCAAAAAGAGACTCTTTATCTGCTTCACAAGTCGAACAATAACTTGGGATAAGATTGTGCTCACATAATTCAGAATCTAAATCATTTAGCACACGATCTATAAATTGAGATTGAGATTTTTGATGATCAACAGCTTTTGTTGTTGCTAGCTGTAATATTTCTTCTACACTCTCATATTTATCTCCTGGCACTTTTTCCGCTGAAAATGGATTAGTTAGACGATACCTCATTTCAGCAAAACGCCAAAAGTTTGGTCCATCTGTTTCCCAGTTGATCTTGTGAGTTTCATTTCCATGCTTGTCTTTATGAAAGCATCGCGGTGTAACATGCAATGCCATGTTGAATCTCCGTAGATAAGCAGCAGGCGCAACAGACCAATCTGTTACACTCAAATCAGTAGAAACAGGTGCATGCCAACCTTCATTTTTACAAATGCCGACAGCATTCGTTGTCACAATAACCACCTTTGGTCTAATTACAACAATTCCTTTCTTTTCAGCTTCAGGAGACAGAGCCATTTTGCTAATATTATTAGAAAAATCTAACAACTTACGCAATGGATTCTCTTTTTCCTGTACACTTACATCATTAGCAACATCATCAAAGATTACAGCAGCAGTATCAGATGTATATTCAGATTGAAATGAATCAGTTTCATTTAATACAACTATGCTACTATCTGCAGAAGATATAGGATGACCCAACACTTCCAACACCTGCTTTGCCAATGTTATTGCTAAATTCGTTTTGCCCATTCCAGTTCCTCCTGATAGAAGAATAGTAAATGGAGCTTCACGAACCGGTAATGTATGTTTAGTTAGTGTAACTCTGCTGATAGCATCGCACACTTTCTTATGCGCCGCATAAACGCCAGGCATTGCATTAGAATACACATGAATCTTAGATAATTCAAGTGCATGTTGCAATGTAATAAGTGCAGTAAGATATTCCTCTTTTGAATCAACCTCAATAGCATCGAATCTACCTGCTTCAACAGCAGCAGATTGAGCCAAGAGTTTATTGGCTTCCATGATTAGCGTAGATTCAGAACCTAAACCAACCAAAAAACCAGCCCATGTTGGAAGTTTATCAATTATTAACTTCAAAGGTAACATAGTCCATACACAAATACCAGAACTCAAATGTCCAACTAAGTGTCCCGCTTTCCACGCAAACAACTTATTAGATACAGGCTCGATATAAGATTGACTCTCAAACAACAACTCCTCTTCTTGTTCTGCTAAAATTTCATCCATCAATTCATCTTCAGCATAACGTTCAGGAACCCATGGGTCATTATTGGAATAAACGACCTTAGGCTGCTGTGCTGAAACCCAAGCTTCAGCCACTTTGAAAATAATAATACCTGTAATCATGATACCATTACAAACACTCTCAAGTTTCCTAGTAATATCACCAGTAGGTACTGAACTTGATTGAGATTCAAAGATAGGTTCTTCTTCTTCAATAGCTTGCAGCTCTGGATGGAAAGCATAAAAAAATTTTGTAACCATCTGTTCATAAGTAGGCACCTTCAAGGCTTG